TCGTCTTCACGCTGCCGGCCGAGGTCGCCGACGTCGCCTGGCAGAACAAGGCGGTCGTCTACGATCTGTTGTTCCGGGCCGCCGCCGAGACGATGATGACGATCGCCGCCGATCCCCGGCATCTTGGCGCCCGGATCGGCGTCACCGCCGTGCTCCACACCTGGGGCTCAGCGATGACCCATCATCCCCATGTCCACATGATCGTGCCCGGCGGCGGCATCGAGCCGGGCGGGCAGCGCTGGATCAACGCGCGCCCGACCTTCTTTCTACCGATCCGGGTGTTGGGCAAGCTCTTCCGTCGACTGTTTCTAACGGGGTTGGTCGAGCTGCACGACGCCGGCAAGCTCGTCTTCTTCGGCGCTCAGGCCGAACTCGCCGACCGGCGTCGCTTCCTGCGCCATCTCGCGCCGCTCAGGACCAAGCGATGGATCGTGCACGCCAAGGCGCCGTTCGCCGGTCCCGAAGCGGTGCTCGCCTATCTGTCGCTCTACACGCACCGGGTCGCGATCTCGAACCGCCGCCTGATCGCCTTCGACGAGGCCGGCGTCACCTTTCGCTACAAAGACTATCGCCGTAGCGGCCCGCAGCGCTATCAAGTCATGACGCTCGACACCCACGAGTTCATGCGCCGCTTCCTGCTGCATGTCCTGCCGCACCGCTTTCACCGCATTCGCCATTACGGATTGTTCGCCAGCGCGACACGCAAGGCCAACATCGCCCGCGCCCGCGAACTGCTGGCCGCGCCGACGTCGTCGCCAGAACCGGTCGAGGCCGCAGAGCCGCCCGATCGGCTCCCGCCCTGTCCTTGCTGCGGCGGGCGCATGCACATCATCGAGACCTTCGAACGCTGGATGCAGCCGCGCGTGCCGCCACGCACTCCCACAGCAACCGGGGCGCCGTCGTGACCCGGCGCCGCTCATGCCCACGCCATGCCGTCGCGATGCCGCGTCGGCAATCGACAATCCGCGCGCCGGTGGTCCCGCTCGCGTCGTCAGCGCCGCCGATCCCTGCCAGAATCGACGAAACGGCCAATCAATCGCCTTCGATATTTGCCGTGATCGCCTGGAAACGCTCTCGCGATATGCACCCGATCCAGCCCAGCGCACGTCACGCCCGCCCACCCTGGCACAGCCAGAACATCAAATCCCCATAAGCTCCGCCCTGCACACCGTGGGTTCGTTCCTCGGCGACTTTCCGACGCCTGACGGCGTCCGAAACTCTTCACGGAAGCGGACTGGCGGGTTTGGGGAGTCGAGTGTGAATATGCGTCACAGTTTGATCCCGCCAAACCGGAGCCAATCAATTGCTTGTGGCACCGATCGGCGTTCAGACCCCGGCACCGCTTCACACTCACAGCGACGGAGGAAGGCGTCAGAGATGCAGGCCATCCATAGAGCCAAGGAACAAAGCAACGTGCGGATTCACGAGTCGGCCCGTCCCGTCCCGCCACCGGCCTTGACCTGAGTTTGGTTTCCGTTCGCCGACGCGCTCAAACATCCTTCGAACGGTGTCGCCACTCCACGTTTGCGCGTGACGGGGAGTGGCAATCCCCATGAGCGTGAGCTGTTCGGCGATGCCCTCGAGCGTCGCGCCTTGATCGCGCAGCGCGCACAGCAGCGGCGCGAACTCGCGAGCCCGGGCAGTTGCCCGCTCTCGGTTCTGACGACATACCGCTCTTATCGCTTGCATCGACGGCCGAAAGTTCCTCAGGTGAGAGGTCTCGATTTTCCGACCGCGGGCCTTCGCCGCCGCCGCGGCGGCCTTGTGGCGCTCCGACATTAGGCTCACTTCGTATTCAGCCACGGCCGCGAAGATATGGATCGTGAATCGGTTCGCGTACGGCATGTTCACGGCGACGAAATCGACGCCGCTTTCCATCAGCCCGACGATCAGGGACAAGCTGCGCGACATTCGATCGAGATGCGCGACAACGAGCTTCGCCCCATAGACGCGGCAATGCCAGAGCGCCTGTTGGAACTGCGGCCGATCGTCCCGCCGACCGCTCATGACATCGGTGAATTCGCCAGTCAGCTCCCCGGGACACGTTTCGACGTAGCGACGGACCGCGAGCCGTTGACCTTCGAGACCGAGCCCCGACTTTTCCTGCTGCGCCGTCGACACGCGATAGTAGCCGACGAGAGGCTGCCCGTTCATGAGTTGGCCTCATACGGCACGCGGGCCGTTGCAACGGCAATCGCCCGCTTTAGGTATCGCCATGTGGAGACGCGCCCCCAGCCTCGGCCATACGGCGCGGCATAACCGAGGCGGTCGAGTTCGCGCGCCATCGCGCTGTAGTTCATTCCCAGGGTTCTCCATTCAAGCAACAGCGGCCCGAACTTTTCGAGGCGGTCGAGCATCTTCGTCCGCCGCAATCCCGGCGGACTGACCAGGCGGCTCTTGGCTGTCGCGGCGAAGGCGTTGCGCGTCGCCCGGGCGATGTTTCCGATCGAGCCTTGCTGCCACGGCGCTTTCATCGCCGGTCGAATCCCGCGCCGATTGAATTCGTCGGCGATCATCGCGTACGACTTTCCTTCGGTAATCCCCTTCCAGACCAGAGGAGCCAGGTCCCTGATGCGCATCTGCGATCGGGCATGCCGAACGCGCCCGCTTTCCGCTTGACATCCGGGCGGAAACGTCCGGTTCGGCCTTCCTCGCGACCACGTCTGCCCGCGAGCCCGCACGGCCGCTTGGGCCAGCTTTACGCGCTCGGAGATCAACCGGGACTCGTGCTCGGCGATCGCCGCGAGGATGTGGAGCGTGAACCGGGTCGCGTGTGGAAAGTCGATCGCCACAAAATCGACCTTGCTATCCATCAGCTGCGCGATAGTCGCGATGTTACGGGCCAGCCGATCGAGGCGCGCGATCAGCAGCACGGCTCCGAAAATTCGGCAAACCTGTACGGCTTCCGCCAACTTCGGGCGGTGACTCTTCGTTCCGCTCCGAGTCTCCGAATATTCTGCGATCAGTTTGCCGGGATTGGCCGCGACGTAGTTCGCAATCGCGGCTTGCTGCGCTTCCAGGCTGAAGCTCGCGCGCGCCTGCTTGCTTGTCGACATGCGATAGTAGGCGACGTACCGGCGACATCGCGCCACTTGTGCGCCTTGGGCCGTCGAGCCTGCGGCTGCTTCCGCCATCGGAGGCCTCTTGCTAGCCCTCGGTCACTCTATCGGAGCGACGTCGCTCCCCTACCATGCAAGCCTAGCGCGAGACTTGCGCGGCAATCCTCAGCGCAGTGGTCGAATTCTCTTGGCGTCGTTAGACGGTGGAATTTCGCCAACCGCCACCCGAGCGGGAACGGCCGCAACGGTTCTCTCCACTCATCGCTGAGCGGGCTACCGTCGCGGCGTCTTGCAATCGGTCAGACGTGGGCTACGCCGCTCGAATACGGATGGGCGGCGCGAACCCGCGCGTTCATTGGACGTCGTCGATCGCGCGGGCGCGCTTCCGTTATGCTCGTCAGGACTGTTGTCGCCGGAGGCGTCAGAGCCGTGCTCGGGATTCGCGCCGGTCTCCCTCAGCACCCGTTCCAGCTCGCTGACGAAATCTCGTCCGCACGGCGGCGCAAGGAACCATTCGGCCTGCCTTGCGCGCAAGGCAGCCCGAGCCCCGCTTGCCCGAATGCGACCAAAGAGCCAGTCCCTGAAACCGCCCAGCATTCCCGCCATGCCCCTATTGCGTCGAAAGTACGCTCGCCTTGGCGTGTTCGAACCGTTAAGCGAACGCCTCCGCCGTGCAAGAGAACTTCAATCGATTGCGGTTTCCCAATTGAGGTGTGTCGCTGATTTGACGCGTTACCGCGCCCCCAGGCCGCAACGTGACGCGGCGCAAGGGCGCGCGTGATCGTTCACGGGTGCTTTTCGTTCTCCGCCGCGCGGTCGCCGGCGGCTTTCGCGTCCGCCTCGCACATATATGTGCCTTGCTTCGTCGTGCCGTAGTTATGTGTGCCGGCGAAGTGGTAGATGCCCGACTTCGTGTTCACCCACACGACGGTGTCGGCCGGGCAATGCGCCTTCGCCTGAGTGTCCGCCGTGAAACCGCCAGCTCCCGAGGGAGCGGCGACGCGAGGCTTGGCCGGCGCGGCGGCGGGAGCTACCGACGGCGGCGGAGCCGCGACCGTCGGTGTAGCGGCAGGCGCAGCGGCCGGGGCTGCGGCGGGAGCCGGAGCGGGCGCAGCTGGCGCGGCAGCCGCCGGCGTCGCGACAGGAGCGGTCGTCCCGGCCCGACACGCGGCGACATAGTCGGCTTTCTTCTGCCCCGACGCCTTGATCGCCTCCTTGTTCGCGGCATATTCGGCGTCGCACTCTTTGGCGGTCTTCGCGTAGCTCGGCGCGCTCGAAAACGCGATCACGGCCGCCACGCCGCAAGCCGCTAGAACGCTGAGAATACCTTTGTGCATGCTCTCCTCCCCGGCGCGCGCTGGGCGCGGCCCCTACGTTAAATCACGGCCGACCGCGTCGCCACGAGCGACGCAGGTTTGGACACAGCTTTAACGCTGAATAAACGCGCGTTTGTGACGTCACCGCCTGCCGGATGGTTGTTGACGTCACAAACCAAGCGCCCTGGTCCGCCGTCGACGACCGCCGCGCGTCCGCGTCCTTTTTCTGCTCTCCGTCCTGCCGCGTAGATGCGGGTCATCACGCCCCAGCCGTGAACTGGCTACGAGCAATCCGCTTCGTGCTCGATAGTGAAGCGAAATTCCTTCTGGCGGTTTGCGTTAAACGTCCGCAGCATTCCCGAAAATTGCACGAAGCGGCCTAACGCGAAGGCGACGGTTTGACCGAAAGCGGAATGGCAACTTTCGAGCTCACCCAATTTGGCCGGCACAAAACGCGATCGTCATGCTCTCGCACTACTGTATCGGCCAGGGGCGTGCCTCACGACGACGGCGTCGCTCAATGGCGATAACGGCCCGCCGCGCACCGTCCGTCGATTGACCCTGACGTGCTTCGCGCAAGGCCCGCGCCAGTCTACCTCGGTATTGGTGCTTGGTCGCTTCGCGCGGGCAGCTCTGAGCGACAGAGGGGCCTCCCATGCTGGAAGCGGCGATAGACTCGTCGGTTGCTCCATCAGGAAAGGCGCGGGCTGGCGTCCGCCGATACGTCGCCTACTATCGGCTGTCGATCGGGCGTTTGGAACAGTTCGCTCTTGGCTTCGAAGCGCAGCGTGCCGCGGTGGAAGGATACATAGCGGCAAATCCGGGGCGGCTCATCGCCGAATTTTCGGAGACGGTGAGTGGGAGAAAGAACACGCGGCCCAAATTGCAGGAAGCGCTATATCTGTGTCGGCTATTTCGAGCGGTCCTGGTCATAGCTCGGCTAGATCGGCTCTCGC